GGAGATAAAAACATTCTTTGTATTGCAACAAAACAGGAAACCGCTAAAAACATGGTTACTAAGGTAAAATTCATGTACGAAAGTTTACCTTCCTGGTTAAAGTTTGCAAATAAACCTGACGAAGCAAATAAATTAACACTTCGATTACCAAATGGATCTCAAGTTAAAGCAATTGGTGCGTCTAGTGATGCAGGTAGATCCGAAGCCGTTTCTTTGTTGATTATAGATGAGGCTGCCTTTATCCACAACATTGGTGAAATATGGGCATCAGCTCAACAAACCTTAGCAACGGGTGGTGGATGTATTGCTTTATCTACACCTTATGGTACAGGTAACTGGTTTCATAAAACATGGGTTGCTGCAGAAATGGGTGATAATAGTTTCTTACCTATTAGATTACCCTGGGAAGTACACCCTGAACGAGACCAATCATGGAGAGATCAACAAGATGCAGATTTAGGTGTTCGAATGGCAGCACAGGAATGTGACTGTGACTTTACAACATCTGGTGATACAGTATTTACCCCAGAAGATATTTCTTTTTACGAGCAATTCCACGTGAAAGAACCTCTTGAAAAACGTGGAGTTGATCAAAACCTATGGATTTGGGAACCAGCAGATTATTCTAGGAACTATCTGATCGTAGCTGATGTAGCTCGTGGCGATGGTAAGGATTCTTCTGCGTTTCACATCTTTGATGTTGAAACATTCACTCAGGTAGGTGAATATAAGGGACAAATCAATACAAAAGATTATGGACATTTGTTAGTAAGTATTGCAACAGAATACAATAATGCTTTACTTGCAGTCGAAAATCAAAGCGTAGGTTGGTCAACAGTGCAAACCGTTTTAGATAGAGGTTATCAAAATTTCTACTATTCACCAAAAGGTGGAACAAATAATGTAGACAATTTCTTTGATCCTTACATGGACCATAGTAAAATGACCCCAGGCTTCACAATGTCAAACACAACTCGTCCTATATCAATTGGTAAGTTCCAAGAAGCTGTTATGGATAAAGGAGTTGTTTTTCACTCTGTGCGCCTATTAGAGGAAATGAAAGTATTTATATGGAAAAACGGTAGAGCAGAAGCACAATCAGGATACAATGATGATTTAGTAATGTCATTTTGTATTGGATGTTACTTACGCGAAACCGCTTTTAAACTTAGAACAAATAATATGGAAATGACCAAAAGTATGTTGAACGGTATAGGAAATTCTCGTACATCATATATTGGAGGATATTCCAATGGGCCAAATTATGCTGACAAGTATAACAAAAATCCATTTAAAATAGACAACCCTTATTCAAACGATCAAGAAGACATTTCTTGGCTTTTATAAAAACAAAACATGGCAGATACAGGATTATTTAGTAGATTAAGACGATTATTTTCAACAGATGTACTCATTCGAAATGAAGGAGATAACCAATTGAAAGTATTTGATATTAATAAAATACAAGTTTCAGGTGAATACGAAACCAATGCACTTGTAGACAGATTTAACCGAATTTATACTAACTCACATTCTTCAATTTATGGATACCAAAGTAGTTTTAACTATCAAACATTACGCCCTACACTTTATTCTGAATATGACTCAATGGATACAGATGCTATTATTGCCTCTGCTCTAGATATATTAGCTGATGAAAGTACTTTACGTAATGATATGGGTGAAGTATTACAGATCCGTAGTTCAGATGAAGACGTACAAAAAATATTATACAACTTATTTTACGATGTATTGAATATCGAATTTAACCTATGGCCTTGGATTCGTAATATGTTGAAATATGGTGATTTTTTCTTAAAATTAGAAATTGCTGAAAAATTTGGTGTATATAATGTAATCCCTTATAACGCATTCCATATTGAAAGACAAGATGGATACGATAAAGATCATCCAAATTCAACACGTTTTAGATTTGATCCAGATGGTATTTCATCTCCTTCAGATTATGGGTATTACAACGTACCAAATTCAGGTAACCAAGCAAATGCTATTTTCTTTGACAACTACGAAATGTCACATTTTCGTTTATTAACAGATACTAACTTTTTACCTTATGGTAGATCGTATTTAGAACCTGCTCGTAAGTTGTTTAAACAATACACTATGATGGAGGATGCAATGTTAATCCATCGTATTGTTCGTGCGCCTGAAAAACGTATATTCTACATCAACGTTGGAAATATTGCACCTGCTGAAGTAGAAAACTTTATGCAGAAAACAATCTCTAAAATGAAACGTACTCCATATATTGATCAACAAACTGGTGATTATAACTTGAAGTACAATATGCAAAACTTACTTGAAGACTTTTATATCCCAATACGTGGTAATGATCAATCAACCAAAATTGATAATTTAGCTGGTTTACAGTGGCAAGGCATTGAAGATGTTACCTACCTAAGAGATAAATTATTTGCTGCCCTTAAAGTTCCTAAAGCGTTTATGGGGTATGAAAAAGATTTAACAGGTAAAGCAACTTTAGCCGCTGAAGATATTCGTTTTGCACGTACAATTGAACGCATCCAACGTATTGTAGTATCTGAGTTGAATAAAATTGCTTTAGTTCACTTATACGCTCAAGGTTACCATGACGAAAGTATGACAAACTTTGAATTGTCATTAACTACTCCATCAATTATCTATGATCAAGAAAGAATAGCCTTGATGAAAGAAAAAGTTGATTTAGCCAACCAGATGATGGAAAATAAAATTTTACCTAGTGATTGGATATATGAAAATATATTCCACTTAAGTGAAGATCAATACGACGAGTATAGAGATTTGATTATCCAAGATGCTAAACGTAAATTCCGTCTTGCACAGATTGAAAACGAAGGTAATGATCCATTAGAAACAGGAAAATCATACGGTACTCCACATGATCTAGCAGCTCTATATGGTAGAGGTAGATATGAAGCAACAAATGTACCTGTTGGATACGATGAAGAAGTTGATTTAGGTCGTCCTGAAGAAAAAATAACTGACAAAAATACACAAGATAATGCATTTGGAAAAGACAGAATTGGATCAGATGGCATTAAAAAAGATGGAGACGAATCAGATTCAATCAGACCACAATACAAAGGTGGAAGTCCATTAGCGCTTGAAACTAAAAACAAAAGAAATCGTAATGCTAAAATGTTTAATGATATAAAAAATCAAAATAAACAAATGATTTTTGAATCGGATATTCGAGGAAATTCATTATTAGATGAATCACAAATACGAGAGTAAGAAAATTCCACATATTTATAAATAAAATAATATTAGAATGCAAATCAAACATTCAAAGTATAAAAATACTGGTATCCTTTTTGAATTATTGGTTCGCCAAATTACCACAGATACATTGGATGGTAAGGATTCACCAGCAAAAGATATACTTAAAAAATATTTCGTTAAATCGGAATTAGGTCGTGAGTACAAGTTATATGAAACTTTGTTAAAAAAAATGTCCTTAACTGAAGGAAGAGCAAACGTTGTAGTTAGCACACTAATTGACTCATCTAAAGTACTAAATAGAGGGGCAATTAAACGTCAAAAATATAACCTAATTAGTGAAATTCAAAAACATTACAACATAAACGAATTTTTTAATCACAAGCTTCCAAATTATAAAATATATGCTGCTTTCTATACATTATTAGAAGTTGCAAACACACCAGAATCAATAGATCCTGAACAAACAATTAATAATAAAGTAACTATTTTAGAGCATTTAACTGCAGCTAAAATTACTGAAGGTAAAGTTCGTGACGAAGTAATGTCTGAATTTGAAAATGCTGATAAAGATGTACGTTTATTAGCTTACAAATTAGTATTAGAAAACTTTAACGAAAAATACGATACATTACACCCAAAACAAAAATCAGTATTAAAAGAATATATTACCTCTATTGATAATACACCCCGTTTAAGAGAATTTTATACCAATAAGGTAACAGAAATCAAAAACGAATTAGCTACGTTAAATAAGAAAACTAAAAACCAAGCTACTAAAATTAAAATCGACGAAATTATTACAGTTATTAACCCACCAGCTAAAAATGCTAAAATAACTGACAACGATTTAGTTGACTTGTTACAGTACTATGACTTAATCAATGAATTAGAAACTGTAAATGGATAATATTAAAGACATAATTCGTAAAAAACTCAAAGAAATGAGTGCTACCAATGTTGGTGGTGCTTCATTTTCTGCTGGGCAGGGAATGAATTATGCTACCCCTGCAGCATTTGCTTCTAAATCAAACGCTAAAGGGACTAAAAATATTTACTATTATAAATTGGGATATAAACCAGTTCCAGATATTAAACCAAAGTCATATGACAAAAAGAAACTTTGGGAAGATGAAATGCTAAACGAAATGAACGATGTTCAAAAAATGCGTATAGCTTCATTAGATGAAATAGAAAAATTAATGAATGAGATTCAACCACTAGTTTCAAATGCTAAAAATGAAACAATTGAATTGTATAGTGGAAATGCTGGTTCATATGATATAAACAAACCAATCGAAATAGTTAAAAGCTATTTAAAAGAAATAAAACAACTTTTATCAGAAAAATAATGAAAAAGACACTACAAGATCAATATTTGTTAATCAAAGAAGGTAAAGGACACAAAGGTGTTTTCCTTACAGAGGCAAAACGTCAATTCCCTGATATCGTTCGTAATGCAGCTACATTTGAAGAAGCAGCAGCATCTCTTAAAACTAAAAATATAATTACAGAAAATATAGTTAGTTTAACAGCTATTAATTCCCCATTTAATCCTAAGAAAAAAGAATCTTTTGAAACTGCATTCGAAAACTTTTTAGCTGAAGCAAAAAAAGAAAACGAAGACGAGAAAGTTAAAGCAGAAGAGAAAAAAGTTTCTAAACCTGTTGAAAAGGATCTTGAAAAAAACTTTGACTATTTAGACGAGAAAAATCCTGACAACATGATCTTTGATCAAATCATGATGGGTTACTATGCTGAAATGAAGGATCCTAAAAACGCTGATAAAACGATGCAACAATTAAAAGACATCGTATTTAAAAACTTAGCAAAAGATCCAATTTACTATACAAAAGACGGTCAATTTGGCGTTAAAGATTTAGGATATTCAGTTGACCACCCAGGTTTAGGTGAACCAAAAGAAGCTAAAGGAAAATACAAGTCAAGTGGGTATGGTGATTTAAAAGAGTCTATAAATGAAATTATTTATAATGACCCTCAACCAAACCCATTAAAGGATTTAACAAAAATGTTAGTTAGTGCTGGGGTAAATGCTGAACTAAGAGGGCTTAATTACGATTTTATTAGAGTTGATAACAACCGATACGAAATAAGCTTACAAAATGGAATGTATCGTGTTAGAGATTTAAGTAAAGCTGGGTCACCTATTGTAGGAGAATATAATTTACCACAGGAAGTTGTTAACTATTTTACAAAACCATCTAGTTCAAATTTTCCAAAAGAATATAGACCATTTCACATTGATAGAAGTTTAGAAGAAACTAAATTACGTAAAGTAATTCGTGAAATGATTGGTACTGAATTAGAAGAAGTATCATATCAAATATATAATATTCGTCCTAGAACAAGTGATAAAGAAAGAGGAGAAAGAGATACTCCATCATCCCCACAATCACAAAAGATTCCATCTCTAGTTGTAAAAAAATTAGAAAGAAGAGGATTAAAAATGGAAGATGGAGTTATTAAAATGCCTAAATTACTCCAAATTCAAATTCAAGAAAGACCAAAACAAATAGATTTTATTTATGATCTTAAACTAAATCGAGCTACATACCCTAAATATAACGCTTTAGCTGACTCCGCTAATTATGTTACCTATGATACTAACCACTATAAATTTAAAAACGCAACTTTAAACGATGATGGTAGTATTACTATTAAACAATCTACCCCATTAAAAGGAACAAATGAAGCTTCTCTTGGTGTTGTTAATAATGATATTGAAGTTAAATCTTTTCCTGTAGATCTTCCTATATCATATAGTGATGATAAAAATGTAGCTCATTATTCTGATGATAATGAATATGATAGTCAAGACGATCTTTTAGATGTTGAAGACTATTTAAATCAAATACAAGGAATGTCTGATGGAGATGCATTTAATTATTTAAAAGGACTTGGATTAGGAAGAGGTGAAATTTTAACTGTTTTAAAATCCCGTAAATCATCTTTACGTGAAAGCGTAGAAAAAGATTTAATGGATATTAACAAAGAAGCAGAACATGAAGTGTTACAAGCTAAATTAGACAAAATTGACGCATTGATCGACCATAGACGTTCTAAACTTGGTAAACTTGACGAAGATGAGGATATGAAAGCCTTAACTGACAAGAAAAAAGTTAAAGAACTTGAAAAAGACATCAAAAAGCTAGAAATAGCTCGCAACAAAGTTGAAAAAATGATGTCGAAATTCAAAGGCAAAAAATCGTCTGACAAAAAAGTAATAGACGAAGATGAACCAATTGCAGAAGATCTTGATGTAAATGCTGAATATGTTGAAGATTCTACTGAAAGATTAGATGCTGGCCAAAAAGTAGATTCAATTAGAGATACATACAGTAACATGGGAATAGATCAAAAATCAGACTTAACAGACTATCTAAACACTATAGCACCAGACGATTTAAAATCTGATTACGTATACTAAAATGAGTAAAGAACTTTTAATAGAAACTAGACATTTTGTTCCTAAACCAGCAAAACTGATTGAAGGAATGAACAAAAGTGGAAATATTTTTGTTGAAGGAGTATTAGCTACTGTTGAAGTTAAAAACGGAAATGGTCGTTACTATAAAAAAGAATTATGGGACCGTGAAATCGACAATTTTACACGCAAAATTAAACAACACTCTACTGAAACAGTAGGTGAGTTGGATCATCCTGATTCTCAAGTAATTAACCTACGTAATGCATCACATGCAATCCGTGAAGTGTGGTGGAGAGGAGATGAAATTTATGGAAAAATAGAAATATTTTCTGACCCAGGTGAACTAGGAACTACTTCAGGACGCATTGCTGGTGCACTAGTTAGAAATGGTTTAATTATTGGTGTTTCATCTCGTGGAATGGGTTCATTAAAGCAAATGGGTGAAGTAATGGAAGTACAAGACGATTTTGAATTGTTAACATGGGATCTTGTATCTAACCCATCTAACCCAGATTCATGGATGAAAAATGGAATGTTAAACGAATCTAGAACAACACAATTAAACGAATACGCACGCACAAATTCAATTCTTACCGAAATTTTATGTGCTAAAGGCACATGCCCTATATTTTAAAACGCCTGCTACCTTAGGCAATAAATGTACCCGTAAACATACCTTAAGAACTGTTTGCGGGTCTTTTTTTTAATTTTGCGACTTTGACTTCCCCCCCACATATATATAACTTGAATATACCACCCCTTACATCTTATGTGGTATCGTAGATAAAAAATTCTATTACGTTTCTCAATAAACGTATTTTCCCAACAAATAATTTAGGAAAAATG